TCCAACCCCCGTTGCGCGGGGATTACCACCGTTCTAAGGTTACCAGGTCCGACTAAGCGTAATTTTCTTGCGTGACACGTAGCTCAGCCCCCATAATCCAGCATTATGCCGACCATGAAATTAGCCTTTGACCGAAGCGCCCGCCGGATTGATGCCGACGGACGGCTTCACGTCGACCGCTCCCATATTTCAAAGGCCACGGTCAACCCGTATTACGGCAAGGAGATTCCGGGCTATGAAGCCTTGGGCCTGCAGCCGGATACGGTTTACCGCTTGTTCCGCGACCCTGTGGAATTGGAGCGCGGGGCGGCCACATTCGCCCGGCTCCCCATTCTTTCCGAGCATGTGCCCGTTACCGTTGAAACTCCGCGGCCCGACTTGGTCGTTGGCGCCATCGGTTCCGACGTCACCTTCGCCGCCCCCTATCTCGACGCCGACCTGTGCGTGTGGGATTCGGCGGCAATCGCCGGCATTGAAACGGACAAGGTACGGGAATTGTCCTGTGCTTACCGTTATGTGCCGGTCATGGAGCCCGGCGAATTTGAGGGCCAGCCCTACGACGGGCGCATGACCGAAATTCAAGGAAATCACCTAGCCTTAGTGGAGGTCGGCCGGGCTGGGTCCGACGTAGTAGTGGCCGACCGCAACCCTTTCAACTTCAAGGAAACCGCCATGAAAATGAGCAAGCTGGGCAAAGCCCTCTTTGCGGCATTGTGCGCGGCCTCTCCTGTGCTTGCGGCGGATTCCGCCTTGCCGGCGCTGGTGGGCAATGCCAACCGCAAGACTTTCAAGCCCGAAGACGTTAAGGCCAAATTGCTGGCCCTCGACGCCTCCCTGGACTCCAACAAACTCGACGCGGTTCTCGACGCCATTCTTGACGTCGAACAAGACCCGAAGCCGGTCGAAACCCCGGCCGCCGCCGCGGACGAATCGCCCGCCGACAAGCTTCGCGCCCTCCTGGCCGGCAAGGTTGACGACGCCACCATGGAAGCCGCTTGCGGTCTTCTGGCTACCCCGGCCGCCGATGAAGCCGAACCCGGCATGAAGAAGGAAGAAGTCGCCGCCGCCATGGACGGTTTGCGTAAGGAATTGCGCGAAGCCGAAGAAGCCCGCCGCGACGTGCGCCCGATTGTTGGCGACGTCATGGGCATGGATTCGGCCGCCGACGTCTACGGCTTCGCCCTCGACCACATGAAGGTCGACCGCGCTGGTGTGGAAGGCGCCCCGGCCCTTCGCGCACTGTTCAAGGTTGCCGCCGCCAACAAGGCGTCCACGGCTCCCGTGCATGTTGCCCAAGATTCCGCCGGCCTGGCCGCGAAATTCCCGGGCGCCGCACGTTTCCGTAACGCCTAATAGGAGGTACATACCATGGGCTTTCAAACTCAAGTCAACGCCCAGCAGGCCCCGGCCGTTGCGGGCGACTTCGCTTCGTCCAACCCGCGTGCCAGCGTGGTTGCCCCGGAAGGCGGTTTCGTTGCCGGCTCCGGCGGCGTCAATGTCGGCACCTTCGCTTGGGCGCAATCCGACGGCACCGTCCTGAATTCGGACGCTTCCGCCAAGCCGACCGGCTTCGTGCATCGGGAACAACAGGCGTTCATTACCGCCTACCTGGCCGAAGCGTCCAACAACGTCCCGCAAGGCCAGCCCGTCACGCTCATGCGTACCGGCGACTACTACTTCAAGGCCAACACCAATGCCGCCGTCGTGGGGCAAAAGGTGTTTGCGAAGTTGGCCGACGGCACCACCCGCACCGCCGCCGCTGGCGCCACCGTGGCCGGCTACGTGGAAACCGCTTTTGTCGTGTCGCAAGCTTGCGGCTCCGGCGAACTCGGCGTTATGACCCTGTAAGGAGCCAACAACATGAATCCGATTCTTCAAGCACTCATGGAACGCGCTGGCGTTCATTTCATGGGCGTGCCGAATGTCGACTTTCAGGCCGAAGGCGTAAGCCTGCGCCTGGCGCAAGACGGCTTCGCATGCGATGCGCAACCGGCCCTTGTTACCACCAGTAACGCGGGCATTCCGGCTTTCCTGTCGACCTACGTCGACCCCAAGCTTATCGAAGTTCTGGTATCGCCCATGAAGGCGGCCGAAATCGTGGGCGACGAAGTCAAAAAGGGCGATTGGACCACCGAAACGGCCATGTTCCCGGTCGTGGAATCCACGGGTGTTACGTCCGCCTATGGCGATTACAGCGAAAGCGGTAACGCCGGGGTGAACAGCAACTTCCCGCAACGCCAAAGCTTCCATTATCAAGTCATGACCCAATGGGGTGAACGCGAACTGGAACGCGCCGGCCTGGCCCGTATTGATTGGGCCAACCGCGTCAACATCGCGTCCGCTCTGACCCTGAACAAGTACCAAAACAAAACGTACTTCTTCGGCGTTTCGGGCCTGCAAAACTATGGCTTGCTGAACGACCCCGGCCTGTCCGCCGCTGTAAGTCCGATTACCAAAATCGCTGGCGGCACCAGTTGGGCGAACGCTACGGCGCAAGAAATTAACGCCGACGTGCAAAAGCTTTACAAGCAACTGCAAACCCAAGCCAACGGCCTGGTCGAACTCGATACAAAAATGACTTTGGCAATCTCGCCAATTTCGGAAGTGTATTTGACCAAGACCACGGACTTTAACGTCAACGTCGCGGACATTCTGAAAAAGAACTTCCCCAACCTGACAATCAAGACCGCGCCGGAATACTCCACCGTGTCGGGCGAACTGGCCCAACTGATCGTGGACGACATGGAAGGCCAGCGCACCGCGTCTTGCGGCTTCACCGAAAAAATGCGGGCGCATCCGATTGTGGTCGGCGCATCCAGTTTCAAGCAGAAGAAGTCGCAAGGCACCTGGGGCACGGTCATTTTCCGCCCGTTCCTGATTGCCCAAATGCTGGCAATCTAAGCAGCGACCCGGGGGCTTCGGCTCCCGGGCTTTTCACCATCTAGGAGAGTAACAAACATGGCTATCGCAAAAACTGTGCTTATCGGCTGCAAGCTGCCCCACGGGCTCATTCTCGACCACCCCTTGGACGTGTCCAAGAAAGTGGAACTTGCCGGCTTGAACAAAGCAATCATCATTGGCGCCGATTGCGCCACGACCCCGGTCGACGGTGAGTTTTGGGAAACCTGGAAGACCGTCCACAAGGACCATCCGGCTATCAAGTCCGGCGCCATCTTTGAAGCCCGCACGACCGAAGAGGTCAAGGCCAAGGCCAAGGAATTGAAGGAAGAAAAAACCGGCTTTGAGCCCATGTCGCAAGAGGCCCAAGGCGTCAAGCCGGCCAGCCAAGACGACAAGGAGTAACGCAAATGTCCGCCGTTGTCTTTGACCCGGCGGCCTTCAAGGCCCGCTATCCCGAATTTGCAGCCGTAGCCGACCCCACGTTGGCCGCATGCTTTGACGAAGCGGGCCTTTATTTGTCCAACACGGACAATAGCCCGGTTCAAAACCTGACCCGCCGGGCCACTCTTCTTAACATGCTGACGGCCCACGTCGCCTATATCGGCGGCCTGTTGAGTGCTGACGGCATGCCGCGGCCCGTTGGCCGTGTTTCCCAAGCGTCGGAGGGCTCCGTATCGGCCGCCTTTGAGGGCGTGCCGCCGACCCCTGGCTCCGGCGCCTGGTTCCAGCAATCGCAGTATGGTGCCGCCTTCTGGCAAGCGACAAGCGGCTTGCGTGGCATGCGGTATATCCCATGCCCGACAAGGTATTGAGCGGCGCCGACGGGGTCATGAAGGCCCTGGAAGATATCGCCCGCAAGATGGGCGGCGGGGAGGTTTCGGTCGGCTTCATGGCTGGCGCAACGTACCCGGATGGAACGCCGGTCGCCGCTGTGGCCTTCTGGAACGAATACGGGGTGCCCTCGCACAATCAGCCGCCCCGACCATTCTTCCGGCAAATGATTGCCGCGGAGTCCCCCACATGGCCCGGCAAAATGGCGAAACTTGCCAAGGCCACCGATTACGACGGCGACCGCGTGCTGGCGCTGATGGGGGAAGATATAAAAGGGGCGTTGCAAAAAAGCATCAACGATTTGCAGGCCCCAGCACTGGCCCCCAGCACTGTGGAGGCTAAGGGCTTCGGCAAACCGCTGATTGACACGTCGCACATGCTCAATTCTGTTTCTTACGAGGTCAAGACATGAAAACCATTCACGCCCACACCGAAACCACCGCACGCATGCCCGGTTTCGTCAATATCAGCGAACAGGACGACGGGCGCATTACCGTGACCGTTCGCACCCGTGGCGGCCAAGTGCCGTCGACCATCACCATGGACCGCGACCAGCTTGCGGCCCTGGGTGCTGACGTTGCCGCCTTCCTGGCCCCCGCGGAAGCCCCCAAGACCACCAGCAAGGCCAAAGGTTAAGCCATGGACTTGCGCGGCCTCGCCAATGGTGTGAGCAGCACCGTGAACCCGAATCAAACCGTGCGTGTATCACGGTCGACGGGCTACACCATCGGCGCCGGCCGCAAGCAGGTGCCAAGCTACGCGACGCCCGTTGAAGGCCCCGGCCAGGTACAGGCGCTTGACGGCAAAGACCTGCAGCAGCTTGACGGGCTCAACGTTCAAGGCACCATCCGGGCAATTTATTTGCGCGGGGCGCTGGCTGGCGTCATTCGTCCGGACGGCACCGGGGGCGACCTTGTTGAAACCGCGGACGGGCAAACCTGGCTTGTCGTCAAGGTGCTTGAAAGCTGGCCCACTTGGACCAAGGCGGCCATTGTGCTGCAAGGGGGTGCCTAATGTACGGCGTGAGCATCACCGTCGACAACGTCATTGCCGCCCTGGCGGACTTTCTGCAACCGTTTTGCGCGGGTGCGGAAATTGTCCGGGCGCAAGCTAACCGCGTGCCCATGCCTTCCGGCCCGTGTGTGGTGCTGACGGAATTACTCCAAGTTGATTTGGAAACCCCGGTCGTGGACTACGATTCCACGCAAAACCTTGCCGATATCAAAGGCCCCGCCCGTGTGGATATTCAGGTCGATTTTTACGGCCCGACCGCCGGGGACCAATGCAAAGCGGTAAAGGGGGTTTTTCGCACCGAATATGCCGCGGGTCAATTCCCTACCGGCATAAAGCCGCTTTACTGTTCCGACGGCATGCAATCGCCTTTGGTTACGGGTGAGCAGCAATGGGAGGGCCGTTGGACGTTGACGGCCTCTTTGCAATACAATCCAGTCGTGACCGTTCCGCAAGATTTTGCCGACGTTCTAATTCCGAATTTGGTTATTCCGGCGGACGTGTGACCATGCGGATTTTCTTTTCTCATGAGGTGAACAAATGACCATCCCGGCCAGTGACATTGTTGTAGTCAATCCCGGCGTCGTCGGTTCCGGCGGTAATGCGCTGGCCCTGAATGGCGTCATTCTCTCCAAAAACACGCTTTTGCCGACCGGCGCCGTGCGCTCTTTCGCAAGCGCTGACGCGGTAAGCAATTTTTTCGGCCCGGCGTCCGATGAATACGCCTTGGCGCAAATCTACTTCCTGGGCTTCGACAATTCCACGATCAAGCCGGGCGCCTTGCTGTTCGCCCCCTACGTCGATACGGCCCGCGCCGCCTGGCTGCAATCCGGTTCCTTGGCCGCCCTCTCCTTGGCGGACCTGCAAGCCCTTTCCGGCGTGCTGACCCTGACGGTCGACGGTACCGCCTTCACTTCCAGCGCCATCAATCTGGCAACCGCGACCAGTTTCAGCGATGCGGCTACCAAAATCACGGCGGGCTTTACCGGCGTCGGCAAGCCGACTTGCACTTGGAATGCGGTCAACTCCACTTTCACCCTGACCAGCAGCACCACGGGCGCAAGTTCGACCATCACCTACGCGACCGGCACCCTGTCCGCTGGCCTCATGCTGACCGCCGCGACCGGCGCCATTCTGTCCCAAGGTGACACGGCCGACACGCCGGCCACGGCCATGGATAACGTGAAGAGCAAAACCCAAAATTGGGTCGACTTCATGACCATGTGGGAGCCGGACATTACCGGCAAGGAAGATTTTGCGGTTTGGACGAATGCCCAAAATCAGCGATATGCCTATATCGTTTGGGATACGGACGGCCAGGCCATCGTGAACGGTTCGACGACCTGCTTCGGTGCCGTTGCCAAGTCCCTGGCTTACGACGGCGTCGTGCCGGTCTACAACACCAAGGAACTGGCGGCCTTCACGCTGGGCACCGTGGCTTCCATTGACTTTTCCCGCACCAATGGGCGCATTACCGCGGCTTTCAAATCGCAAAGCGGCTTTGTGCCTACTGTGACCGACCAGCAGATTGCCGCAAACCTGCTGGCGAACGGGTATAGCTTCTATGGCAGCTATGCCACGGCAAACGACCAATTTAATTTCCTGTACAACTCGCAAATGTCCGGGAAGTGGAAATGGCTGGATACCTTCGTCGACCAAGTCTATTTGAACAGCCAATTCCAATTGGCGCTCATTTCCCTGCTGACCAGCGTTAAGTCGATTCCGTACAACGAGTCGGGCTATTCGCTGATTCGTGCGGCCATGATCGACCCCATTACCGCGGGCCTCAACTTTGGCAGCATCCGCACCGGCATTACCCTGTCCGCCTCGCAAAAGGCACAGGTGAACCAAGCCGCCGGCCTGGACGTTTCGACCATCATCGAGCAGCAGGGCTATTACCTGCAAATCCTTGACCCGGGCGCCCAAGTGCGTGGCAATCGCGGAACGCCGGTTATCAACTTTTGGTACACCGATGGGGGCGCGGTCCAAAAGATCACCGTCGCTTCCATTGACATCATGTAAGGAGCCCGCACCATGTCGGATACCACCATCACCAGCGCAAATAGCGTTTTTACCATCGTGGTGCCGGGCCTCTTCCCGGCCCCGGTGCAGCTTCGTGGCTACGCCACCGACCGCGCATTCACCACGGAAGCCGTCGACCTGGCGGAAGTCCAAATGGGCGTCGACGGTCGCATGACGGCCGGCTTTGTCCCTAACCCGGTGAAGCAAACCATTACGCTGCAGGCGGACAGCCCCAGCAAAGACATTTTCACGGTGCTGATTCAGGCCATGAAGACGGCCCGGGAAGTCTATTTCGTGTCGGGCTCCATTGCGCTGCCCAGCACCGGGGAAGCCTTCACGCTGACCCGTGGCATTCTCACGAACGCAAAGCAGATTCCGG